TGTATTACAAAGACAGCAGAGATATACAATCCACAGAGTTCGGAAGATTTATTCCTGGCATCACCATGGTAAATGAAATAACACAGATAGATGACGTTGTAATGGTGCCTTGGTTAGTAGGTAATGAATGGAAGAAAGTTGGCAAGATGAAGTGCAAATATATGTTCGGCCACTTTGAACTGCCTAACTTTTTTATGAACGCAATGGTGGAAATGCCAGACACAGGTGAACTGAAAGGCAGTGACTTTGTGGCACAGGAATATGTGTTCTCCGGACACTTCCACAAAAGACAAATTAAGAATAATATTCATTACTTGGGTAATCCGTTTCCGCACAATTACGCAGATGTAGATGACGATGAACGTGGTATGATGATTTTAGAACATGGCAAGGAACCTGTATATTTTAATTGGGGCAACTGTCCCAAGTACAGAAATGTAAAATTAAGCACATTGCTTGACAAGACTAAAGACATCATGAAAAGCAAGATGCATCTAAGAGTTACACTAGATATTGATATAAGTTTTGAAGAGGCAAGTTTTATTAAAGAAACATTTATGAAAGAATATGGATGTAGAGAAATCACTTTGATTCCAAACAAAAAGGACGAAGAGATCAACACAGATATAGATATTACAAAATTTGAAAGTGTTGATCAGATAGTTTCCAAAGAAATAGAATCAATCGAGTCAGACGCATATGACAAAAGTGTATTGCTAAACATCTATAGAGATCTAAACAATGATACTAATTAAGACACTTACAGTCAAAAACTTTATGAGTGTGGGTAATCAGACCCAAGCCATAGACTTCCAGCAAAAATTATTGACACTTGTACTGGGTGAAAACTTAGACATGGGTGGTGATGATGCAGGATCGCGTAATGGTACAGGTAAGACAACTATTGTAAATGCACTGTCTTACGCACTATATGGTGAAGCACTCACAAAAATACGTAGAGATAATCTTGTAAACAAGACCAACGGAAAAGGTATGTTGGTCACAATTACATTCGAAAAAGAAGGCAAAAAATATAAAGTAGAACGTGGCAGAAAGCCAAACGTAATGAAATACTTTATCGATGACGAAGAACAAGAATTATCAGATGTAAGTCAAGGAGATTCAAGAAAGACACAAGAAGATCTAAACAAAATGATTGGAATGACTCCAAGGATGTTTAAACATCTTGTGGCACTGAACACATACACACAACCATTCTTAAGTTTACATCACTCGGAACAACAAGACATTATTGAACAATTACTTGGAATACAATTACTGTCAGAAAAGGCGGATATACTAAAAACAAAGATTAAAAGATCCAAAGAAGATATTGCTATGGAAACAGCAAGATTGGATGGATTAAAAATCAGTAATCAAAAAGTTGAAGAAACAATTAACAGTTTGCAGAGCAAAAGCAGTGCTTGGACAACACAAAATAAAGTAGATAAAGAAAAATTAGAAGACAGCATAAAAGAAATAGAAAGTCTTGATATAGACAAAGAACTGGAAGCACACCAAACACTGGAACAATGGAATAAATTAAACGATGAAATGTTGCAACTAAACAAAGATAGAAGCAATTTGGAGGCAACAATAGTACAAGCGGACAAAACTGCAAAAAAATTAGATAAAGACTTAGAAAAATTACATGAAAAAGCAACTTGTTATGCCTGTGGTCAGGATCTTCCAAAAGAAAAAATTGAAGAAATGCAAAGAAAACTTGAAGAAGAATATGGCGAAGCAAACAGTTATGTAATGGATCTTCAAGAAACTTTGGATCAAACAGAAGAAAAAATTAAAAATTTAGGTGACATGGCACAAAAGCCAACAACTTATTATGAAACAGTGAAAGAAGCATATGAGCATAGACAATATGTGGACACACTGAAAACAGCATTGAAAAACAAACAAGATGAATCCAATCCATATTTGGATCAGATAGATGAACTACAAAAACAAGCAATACAAGAAGTGAACTATGACACAGTCAACACAATGCAAAAATTAAAAGAGCATGAAGAGTTCCTATACAAATTGCTTACAAACAAAGATTCCTTCATAAGGAAAAAGATAATTGATCAAAACCTGACCTTCTTGAACAACAGGTTAACACACTACTTGGATCAATTAGGACTTCCACACTTGGTCACTTTTAAAAATGATTTGAGTGTGGAAATCACTCAACTCGGTCAAGATTTAGATTTTGACAATTTGAGTAGAGGTGAACGTAACAGATTGATATTGGGTATGAGTTTCGCATTCAGAGATGTGTGGGAGAACTTGTATCAAAATATTAATCTGTTGTTCCTGGATGAATTGATAGACAGTGGTATGGATACAGCAGGTGTTGAAAGTGCCCTAGCAATATTGAAGAAGATGAGCAGGGAGAGAGCGAAGAATATATTCTTAATCAGTCATAAAGATGAATTGATTGGACGTGTGAACAATGTGTTGCGTGTGGTCAAAGAAAACGGATTCACACAATACGCCAACGATGTGGAGACTTATGAGCATTCAAGATGACACACATGATAAATTGACCAAGGCGTACATGGCATACTTCAAGGCCAACGAGCAGTTCGTGAAGAGGCGAAGCCTCGCTACAAAAGTAGCCGCCAGAAAGGCGCTCGCGGAAATTCGAATTTTGGCTCGGACTCGTAGGAAAGAACTGACAGAAGAGTACAATACAGCACGTATTCAAAAACAACACAACCAAAAATAGTACCCGGTAAGTAAGTTCATGCAGTGGACTTACAGAGGAGACACAATCACAGAACTGCCAGAAGACTGTGAAGGATTTGTGTATCTCATTACAAATACAACCAACGATAAGAAATACGTGGGCAAAAAACTGGCGAAATTCAAGAAGACACGTCCACCACTCAAGGGAAGAATAAACAAACGTAGAAGCAAAGTCGAAAGTGACTGGAGAGACTATTGGGGTTCCAATGATCATTTGGTTGCTGACGTCAAGGCACTAGGGGAAGACAAATTTACTAGGGAAATACTTTACATCTGCACAAACAGAGGCACAATGAGTTACTTGGAAGCCAAGGAACAGTTTGACAGACGGGTACTCGAGACAGACGAATACTACAATGGCATAATAAACGTTCGCGTAGGCGGATCCAAAGTCCTAAAAGAAGAATTGAAAACACACAAGGCCACATAGCAACACCGTTGATAGAAATATCCAGGAAATGCAGTCGATGAGACGTTAGGTGAATCCTGAGTTGCAAGTAGAGTGCTAACTGAAGGCACAAAAGAAGATGCTCTGTGAAAAAGATACAACATCAGAACTGCACACTTTGTTTGCAAAGGGTGATGCAGTTTCCCGTGACATGAAGTCTGGAATAGGGAGTTGGCGGGTCACCGCTTCCGTACAAAATTTCCTCTTGCAAAATGGCGGAGTCATCTCGCATGATGTTCATACTTCCCCGTAATGGGTGAAGTATGGATCAAGTATCTGCATGATGCAGGCACATAACTTCGTTATGTTGATTGCTTAATTGCGAAGCAGAACGACGCAGTCGTTCTTAAACATTAGGATCAAACGTATCACAGTCCAACCACAAACTCTGATCAGGATTGCAACTGTGAGTACACTTCAGTTTTGTGTGACTCCAGTTCCTAACTTCCAACTCCTGCAGAACAGCATCGCTGTAAACGTATATCGTATCCGGATCCATCTTCAAAAGTTGTCTGACCGCGTCCTTGTCAGGACGTGATTCATAAGTCTGCACATCGTCGACGAATTGAACCTTTCCGAAATCTCTGGCGTACTTGTCTCCGTGGAGCCAAGTGAGTGGTCCTAGGTCTCTGTTCATGATACGCAGTTCGTCCGCCTTGTGTCGCCATTCTATGTTCTGGAATCCCAACTCCGCCAACCTATCATAGGTCTTGGCGCCTACGGCGAGGACCTTCTGGTCCAACAATGGCTCCAGCGAGTGTTGGTAATGATTGACAGATTCTATGTGAGTGATTATTAAGCCTTGCGGCTTGGCGGGATCGTGGTCCACTGTATAAGTCTTCATACAGGGAAGCCACACGTCGTCCTCATTTAACTCTGTGGGTCGAGTCATTTGTGTGTAAACTATCATACAAGAATTATTTAGAACAGATGGTTTAGTCATTAAAACAGCATATTTGCTTTTTGATGTCGATATGGTATGAAATTTTACACTTTATATTATGTGTGATTTACGTTAAAAGAACGGTTGTCCTGTCTTTTTGGCTGTGTCGAGGTTGTCTTTGATCACCCTGCTCATTATCTCTCTGTCTTCGTGTGAACTTGCATACATCTCTTCCATCGTGACTCCTCCACGCATGAACCAACTTATTTTGTACAATTCTATTTTGAAGTTTTTGATTTCTGATTCCATTTCGTCTGCAAGTTTAATGATATCAGATGTGTTGAGTGGTATTATCTTTATGCGAAAAAATTTGCTTGGTCAAATAATACAGGAACCTTGTATGTCTCAGGTGCTCCTGCTTTTATTTCCTCTGGTGTAGCAGTCATTTCTACCGGTGGTATAGTGAAGTTGTCTTTTTGTTTTGTGCTTTGATCAATTATGGTTTGGTAAAATTCCTTGCTTGTATTTTCTAAAAACTCTTGGATCTGTGTTTTGTCTGTAACAACCTGTCCATCAACTCTTATACTTGCCACAGAAGCACTAACCATCTGTATGTTGATGTCTGTCAGTTTGCTGAAACTTGCTTGGAATCTTTTTATCTTTTCTTCTTCGGGCATTTCCTTGTCTTGGACCATAGCCGCCATTCTTTGTTCTTCGAATGTCTTAATTGCCGCTTCTGTAAACTCCTTGTATGTCAAAGGTCTTGTTGTGACTTCCATGTTTTGATATAAAAATTTTTCTTCGTAGGTGTGTGATAATAGTCTGTCCAGAGCCGCCTGCAAATCCAACTCCATGTCTTTTTCTATTTTTGTTTTTGGAACAAAAACTTTGACTTGCATTTTTGTTCCATATGTTGCCATCCTGATTGCAACCAGACAAGCGTCAATGTCCAGTGCTGGCATCTCCCATGCATTAGTAATCGCCGGTATGCAACTCTGTATTACCCTTACAGTGGCTTCACCATTTAACAATGCATCAGGTGTTTTAAACAGCAATTCATCTTTTGCCGTCATTGGAAACACGGCAACTTCGCCTGACTCTGGAACTTGTATAGTGCCGGGTTTGTAGTATTTGTAGTTACTAGGCAACCTTACAAACTGTTTCGGCTGTCTGTAATACTTCTTGAGTGGGTTGCTTTCTTGTGTACCTATTTGTTCCTTTGACATTCGTTCTCCAATAAATATGTTTAAAACTGCTAATATTTAGTGGACCGAGTTAAGTGCATACTTAATGATTGGCAGTAAATACAGTTTTTGGTATTATATGGCAGATTTCGACGAAAACACAGTTAAGCAGATACAAGAGTTGATGCAGGCGTCTAGCGCCGCCAAGCAGAAGGGTTTGGCGTCTGAGGTAACTCTTGAGACCGTATCAAAAAATATAGCCGCAATGGCTAAAGAAATGGGTGTCCAAACCGCATCTCCAGAAAAAAGAAAGCAGACACAGAATCTAAAGGATAGCAATGAAGCATTAGAGAGCCACACCGAAGCGGCAGAAAGAAACACTAGCAAATCACAAATTTTGACGAGAGCATTCGATGAATTGAGATTTTCAGGAATTGGAGCGACCCAAAGTGTAGGTGATTTTGCAGGTGTGCTTAATTACGTTGGTGATAGGATGGGCGGAACATTTGAATTGGTGTTCAGAGGTTTGTCAACCTTTACACAAATGCTGGAGGACCAGATCCAAACATTTAGAAATATAAATCAAGTTGGTGTCAGTTTTGGAGAAAGCATTAATGACTCAAGACGTATAGCAGGCGAACTGGGTGTAAGTTTGGATGTGTTACAAAATGCTGTGATACAAGGTTCTAGAGCATTCGCTTTATTGGGCGGTAGTGCTGATCAAGGTGCTCAGATTTTCAAAGACGCTTTTAACAAAACAGCATTTCAAGATACAATCTTATCGTTAACAGCAGTTGGTTTTACTATGGATGAAATTGCAGGCGGTATGTCGGATTTCCTAGAACTGCAAACTGAAATAGGTCGTGGACAGAGAATGACTGCAATGCAGTTGGCACAAGAGTCTGGAGTGTTCTTGATGAATCTAGATTTATTATCCAAGGCAACCGGCAGACAGAGAAAAGAAATACTGGACCAGATGCAAAGAGATACAAGAGATGATAGATTAAGATCAATACTTGGTGGAATGGCTGACGGTGGACAAGAAGTTCTTAAAATGTTAAGCGTGTTGGAAACATCATCACCAGAGATGGCCAACAATGTAAAAGATTTAATTGCAAACATGGGTATCCCACAGAACGCGGCACAAGCCGGTTTGGTTGCAAACAGTAATATACAGTCATTACTACGAGATATGATTTCAGGAGAAGGTTCTGTAACAGACGTGATGGCAGAATTTGCTAGACTTGGTAAAGGCTCTGCGGACTTAACAATGGAACAAAGAAGACTATTCACTTTCTTGAACGCACAAGGGAATGGATTCTACAACTACAATATCCAATTGGCAAACGCAGGTAAATTGTTCGAGCAATACCAAGCGGCACAAAAATTACAAGACGCACAGGTTAGAAAAAATACAGACGGTGCACTACAATTTGATCGAGCGGTGATGAAATTAAGAGCGAGATTTGCCGCACTCACAACTTTTATATTAGACTTTTTAGATCCTATGTTTGGAGTTTTTGCAACCGCTATCGAGGGTATTGCGAATATGTTAGAAGGAGACTTTAGTAAAGCATTGGAAGGCACAGCCGGTCTTATATTAGGTCTAGGAGTGGCTGTTGTTGGAGTGATTGCCGCCATGAAAGCCTTGAAAGCGATAATGAGTTTCTTACCAGGTATAGGAAGCATAGGAATGAAAGGTGGCGGAGCAATGCTTGGTGGAATGAAAGCCATCGGCGCAGGTGGAGCCGCGTTTGGTAAAGGTGCCGCTTTGGCGGGTCTTGGTGCAGGTGTAGGTGTGGGTGGTTTTGCCGCACTGGCAGGCGGTGGTATAGCCGCTGGATTGTTCCTGGTTGGCAAGAGTTTGAATGTGTTGGCAGAAGGTTTGGAACGTGTACAAGCGATAGACGGTTCGGCACTAAAAGACACAGCAGATGGTACGAAAATGTTGGCATCTGCAATTATCGATTTAGGTGGCGCTCAATTAGAAGGTGGTGTATCAGGCTTCTTTGGCAAACTTTTTGGTGGAGGAACAGAAAATTTTGCCAAAAGTATCAATAAAACACTGGATCAACTTGACAAAGACAAGATAGATGTATATGCTACAAGTATTAACAATCTTGGAGAATCTATGCAATCTCTATCTACAGGAATGCAATCAGTGACTACAGGTGCTTCAAAGTCAACAGGAGATAAATTGGATCAGTTAAATACAACAATGCAAGAAATTTTGTACGTATTGGGATCAAGCAATAGATATATGAAAGTAACCGCAAGATCATCTACAGAGGTAGCAGAGAACATATAATGAGTTGGAAGAAATTTTTTAGTGAAGTGCCGATAGCAGGCGCAACAGACGGCACTTATTCAGCAATGGGCGGCGCCACATCAGGCAAACCAGGTCCAGCAAAGACAAACTATTCATCATATCTACCAGACGTGTACAGCGGTGCACCAAACAGGATTGAAAGATATGGACAATACAATGTAATGGATATGGACAGTGAGGTAAATGCCGCACTAGACATACTTGCAGAATTTTGCACACAGAACAACACACAGAACGACACTCCATTCAAATTCACATACAAACAAAAAGCAACAAACACAGAAGTACAGATCATAGAACAGTATCTACAACAATGGTGCAAGTTGAACGACTTCAACAAACGTATCTTTAAGGTAATGCGTAATGTATTCAAGTTCGGTGATGCTTTCTTTATTAGAGATCCTGAAACTAAAAAATTGTTTCACGTTGATCCAGCGAAGGTTTCTAAAATTATCGTGAACGAAAGCACAGGAAAAACTCCTGAGCAGTATGTGATAAGAGATATTAATTTTAATTTTAAAAGTTTAGTTGCAACCACTCCATATCAAACAACAGGAAACGTAACTGGCGGCGGTTCAGGATACTTGACTGGTGGTGTAAGAGGTATGGTTGGTGCAAACTATCAGGATTCACCAGGCACAAGATTCTCTTCAGGACAAAGAGAAATAGCGGTTAACGCCGAACACGTATTCCATCTAAGTTTAAGTGAAGGTTTAGACATGAACTTTCCTTTCGGAAACAGTTTATTAGAGAGCGTGTTTAAGGTTTACAAACAAAAAGAACTATTAGAAGATGCAATTATAATTTACAGAGTACAAAGAGCGCCTGAAAGACGTGTGTTCTACATAGACGTAGGTAATATGCCATCGCACTTGGCAATGCAATTCGTAGAAAGAGTTAAAACAGAGATCCATCAAAGACGTATTCCGTCAAGCACAGGTGGAGGAACTAATGTAATTGATTCAAGTTACAATCCTTTATCAATCAATGAGGATTATTTCTTCCCACAAACAGCAGAAGGTAGAGGTTCTAAAGTAGAAACACTGCCAGGTGGTACTAATTTAGGTGAAATAGATGATCTAAAATATTTTACAAACAAACTATTAAGAGGTTTACGTATTCCTAGTTCATATTTGCCAACAGGTGCAGACGATGGACAGAGCCAATACAACGATGGCAGAGTAGGAACTGCGTACATACAAGAATTAAGATTTAACAAGTACTGTGAAAGATTACAAAATCTAGTATCTAATGAATTTAATCAAGAGTTTAAACAGTATTTGATAGAAAAAGGTGTAAACATTGATGTAGCAATGTTCGACATCAAGTTCCAACCACCAATGAACTTTGCATCTTACAGACAGGCAGAAGTAGATAACAACAGAATTAGCACATACACACAGATTGCACAGGTTCCTTTTGTTAGCAAACGTTATGCACTGCAAAGATTCTTAGGACTTACTCCAGAAGAGATGGCTGAAAATGAAAAACTATGGAGAGAAGAGAACGATGAGAATATCAAAGCGAAGCCTACAACATCTGCAACTGAATTAAGAAGTGCAGGAATAAGCACAGCAGGTATAGATGCTGACTTGGATGCGGCAGAGCCAGATGAACCACCAGCAGAGCCAGGAGCGGACACTCCAGAAACACCAGCAGGTGGAACAGGCGGTGGTACACCACCAACTCCAGCGCCAGGAACATAAATATTAACATGATATTACGTGAACTATTTTACTTCGATCAAATTTCTACGCAACCTGGCGAACAAAAACAGTATGACCCAAGCGAAGATCAATCAATCATGCAGATGGGAGATACACGTAAAACAAGATTAAGTCTTAAACAGATCAACAAAGCACGAAAAGCCGGTGAATTCCACAAAGACGAACAAGAAAAAGAACTTGTATTTGTGAGACAAATGTACGGCGCATCCAGCCAACCAGAGGTATAATAAATGTCCGTTGCTTTTGTATTGGGCAATGGTCTCAGTCGCAAACCAATACCTTTCGATCCATTGAAGAAAATAGGAAAAGTGTATGCCTGTAATGCCGTTTACAGACAATACACGCCAGATTACCTTGTGGCAGTAGATGCCAAGATGATCAATGAGATTTGCCAAGAAGGCGCACAATTAAGAATGCCCGTTTGGACCAATCCTAACCATGCATACAAGAAATTTAAGAAGTTAAACTTCTTTGAACCCAGTTTAGGGTGGTCATCAGGACCCACAGCACTATGGTTGGCTTGTTCACACAACCATCAGATGATATATCTGTTGGGTTTTGACTTCCTGGGCACAGATCAAGGCAAACTAAACAACATATATGGGGACACACCCAACTACAAAAAGAACTCAGACACAGCAACATACCACGGCAACTGGAATAGGCAAACAGCAATCATACTACAGAAGAATGGCTTGAAGAAGTTTTGCAGGATTATACCCGATGGTGGGCACATATTTCCTGCCGAAGATCTTAAAAAATACACAAATTACAGTGAAATGACTGTATCACAGTTCAAACATCAGTATCACCTGTAAAATCGGCGTCAAAAAGGGATCTAACGGCCCTTTATCGGCCCGTTTTATTAATAAAAGTGTAAATAATAACAGACAGTCTTATCATATAACGTTAATAGGAGAAAAACAATGTCAGACAAAAGTAAATTCGAGCAAATGCTTGAAAAACTAGTTGCCGACGACAAAGCGGCGGCTGAAGAGATTTTCCACAATATCGTTGTTGAAAAATCGAGATCAATATATGAAGGTCTTTTAGAAGATGATATCAAAGATATCGAAGTAGAAGAGACTTCAAAAGAAGAGTCTAAAGAAAAATCAGCAGAAACTACAGAAGCGTCTAAAGAAGACAAAAAAGAAGACGACAAAGTAGAAGAAAAAACTGAGGAAACTAAAGACGAAGAAACTACAGAAGCATCTAAAGACGACGCTAAAGAAGACGAAGCAGTTGAAGAAGCATCAAAAGACGAAGAAGCAAAAGAAGAAGAGTCAAAAGATGAGGAAGCAACTGACGAATCATTAGCAGATGTTGAAGATTCAGAAGCACCAGCAATAGAAACTCCAGAAGTACCAGCAGAAGCACACGGTGGTGATGCAACTGATGATATGATGGGTGATATCGAAGCGGACAAAGGTGAAGAAGACGGGGAAGGCGACAAAGACCATGAAGACATGGAAGACAGAGTCGTTGACCTGGAAGATGCAATTGACGACCTTAAGGCAGAATTTGAAAAAATGATGTCAGACAAAGGTGATGATGAAGAAGGCGACGACGACGCTGAAGACAAAGGCGAAGAAGAAGCAATCATCAGTCAAGATGCAGAGGGAGAAACGGAAGTTGCTCCTGAACTTGCTCCTGAAGTTGCACCAGCAGTAGAATCGAAAGATTCTGCTCCAAAATCAGCAACAGAAGAAATAAGAGAGTACGTGAACAAAGTTGACGCTAAACATTCAGATGGTAGCGACAACACAGCGTCTCCAGTTGCTAAATCAGGCGGAAGCGATGCGAAAGCAGATGCAAAAGGTTTAGTCCAAGGTGGTGAGGAAAAAGGTAGACCTGCACCAAAGGCTAAAGAGCATGACGGCGGAAACATCAACAAACCTGGTAACAAAAGTGCGGCTCCAAAGGCGGCAAAGGCTACATCGACAGATGGAACTGATGGTTCCGCTAAAAAATCTGCGATGGGCAGTTAATAATTGTTGTATTTAGGATAACGGATGTTACAACTACGTGAGACACTGACTTTCGACCAAGCGGGTATTGTCGTTGAGTCTAAGGATGAAAACAACGGTAAAAGCCTTTACATGAAAGGCATATGCATTCAAGGTGGTGTGAAGAACGCCAACCAGAGAGTGTACCCTGTTAACGAAATCCAAAGGGCTGTCAGTACGCTCAACGATCAAATCAAGGGAGGATATTCAGTTCTCGGTGAAGTTGATCATCCAGAAGGCTTAAACATCAATTTGGATCGTGTATCACACATGGTTAATGAAATGTGGATGGACGGACCTAACGGATACGGAAAATTAAAAGTATTACCAACACCGATGGGGGCTCTAGTTAAAACAATGCTGGAAAGCGGAGTTAAATTAGGGGTCTCATCGCGTGGTAGTGGTAATGTATCAGAAGACGGATCCGGAAAAGTATCAGATTTTGAAATTATTACCGTTGACATAGTTGCACAACCATCGGCGCCAGGAGCATATCCTAAGCCAATCTACGAGCATCTAATGAACACAAACGGCGGTTATAAAGCATTTAACTCAGCAAGGGACAAACAGGCACAAGAATATCTAAAAGAAAAACTAGTAAACATAATTGGAAAACTCCAATCTAAGTAGAGGAGAAAAATAAAATGTTAGAAGCACTGAAATCACTTTTTGAAACGAACGCAATTTCGGAAGAGATCAGAGCAGAAATAGAATCAGCGTGGAACAAGAAAGTTGAAGAAAACAAACTTGCTGTTACTGCCGATTTGAGAGGTGAATTTGCAGAGAAGTATGAACACGACAAAGCAAATTTAACTGATGCTGTAGATAAAATGGTATCAGAGAGAATCGAAGCAGAAATGGCTGAGTTCGCGGAAGACAAGAAGCAGTTAGCAGAAGAAAAAGTTAAGTATGCTACTCAAATCCGTGAGCATTCAGAAAAACTGAAAGCGTTTGTTTTTGAACAACTTAAAAGCGAAATTGCTGAACTACACAATGACCAAAAAGTAATGGCTGAAAACTTCAGCAAACTTGAGGACTTTGTGGTTGAGGCTCTATCTAAAGAAATAAGTGAGTTCCAAAAAGACAAACAAGACGTTGCCGAAACAAAGGTACGTCTAATACGTGAAGCAAAGGCACATTTTGAAAAAGTAAGAAACAACTTCATATCAAAAGGCGCTGACAAGGTATCAGAAATAGTAGGCAAAACTCTAAACAAAGAGATTAGTTCGCTAAAAGATGATATTGATGCGGCACGTAAAAATGACTTTGGTCGCAGATTGTTCGAATCTTATGCTCAAGAATACACACAAAGTTTCTTGAACAGCAAGAGCGAAACTTCAAAACTTCTAAAAGTTGTCGATACAGCGAAACAACAATTAGAAACTGCGAAAGAGACTGCCAACGAGAAAGAAAAGATCATTGAGAGTAAAGATAAAGAAATCGAAGGTCTTAAGAATGCGGCAGAGAGAGATTCAGTAATCAATGAATTAATTCAACCATTGAATGCTGAACAAAAAGATATAATGACTAATTTACTGGAGAGTGTACAGACCGGACAACTAAGAAAACAGTTCGAAAAGTATGTACCGGCTGTAATAAACGGTAGGTCTCCAGCGAAAAAACAGGCTTTAAAAGAAGGCACAGAAGTAACAGGCGACAAACAAATAGTAAACGCAGGTCAATTCAACAGCAAACTTGTTGATATAAAAAGACTTGCAGGTATATAAGGAGAAACGACAAATGTCAGAACTAACAGAAACTCGCTGGCAGGATACAAAGAGTGCGTTATTAGAAGGCTTAACTGGAAACAGAAAAGCAGTTATGGAGTCGACTTTAGAGAATACTAAAAAGTATTTGGCTGAGGCGGCAACAGCAGGTGCTACATCTGCCGGTAACGTTGCAACTTTGAACAGAGTGATCCTACCGGTGATCAGACGGGTTATGCCTACTGTGATCGCGAACGAAATCGTTGGTGTACAACCAATGACAGGTCCAGTTGGACAAATCCACACTCTAAGAGTAAGATATGCAGAGACTCAAAACGCTACTGGTACATCAAATGATGTAACAGCAGGTGAAGAAGCATTATCTCCATTCAAAATAGGTCAAGCCTATTCTGGAGATGGCACTGCCGGAAAAGCAGACGCAACAGCATCTAAAGAAGGTGTTGGTGGTAATGCAATGTCAATCCAAATCTTGAAACAGACAGTTGAAGCAAAAACTAGAAAGTTACAAGCAAGATGGACATTTGAGTCGGCACAAGATGCTCAAGCACAACAAGGTATCGATGTAGAGGCTGAAATCATGGCGGCATTAGCACAAGAAATTACTGCTGAGATCGACCAAGAGATCATCAACTCATTAAGAGACCTAGCGGCTACTGAAGAAACATACAACCAAGCGGCAGTATCAGGTACGGCAACGTTCGTAGGTGATGAACACGCGGCATTGGCAGTATTAATCAACAGAGTTGCTAACAAAATCGCACAAAGAACAAGACGTGGTGCAGGTAACTATGCAGTGGTATCACCACAAGCATTAACTATACTTCAGTCTGCAACAACTTCTGCGTTCGCAAGAACAACAGAAGGTGCGTTTGAGGCTCCAACAAACCAAAAATTCGTTGGTACTTTAAACAGTGCGATGAAAGTATATGTTGACACATACGCGGCTGACGACACGGCAGTATTAGTAGGTTACAAAGGCTCATCTGAAGCAGATGCGGCGGCGTTCTACTGTCCATACATTCCGTTAATGTCAAGCGGTGTTGTTCTTGACCCATCGACTTT